ACTTAAATAGTTCGGGCGTAGTCTTTGAGGGACGCGCTCGAATTAAAAGTGTAGTTATGTGCGCTAATGCAAGCGTAGTTGGAACGGTTGTTTTAAAAAACGGGACTACTAGTGTAGTAGAAATAGATATCCCTGCTAACTCTAACCCCAACTCGTTTAATGTGCTTATTCCGGGCGAAGGTGTTTTGTGTACAGCAAACGTCTACGCAACCATTACTAACCTAGCAAGCGTTACCGTCTTTTATGGCTAAGTCACCAGCATGGCAGAGGAAAGAAGGCAAGTCCGAGAAGGGCGGTTTGAACGCCAAAGGGCGCGCCTCCTACAACAAAGCCAACCCCGGGAAGCCGGGGCTGAAGGCCCCCGCGCCCAAGCCAAAGACAGAGAAAGACGCAGCACGGCGAAAGTCCTTTTGCGCCAGAATGTCTGGGATGAAAGCCAAGAATACGAGCGCCAAGACAGCCAAAGATCCGAACAGTCGTATAAACAAGAGCCTTAAGGCGTGGAACTGCTAAAAATGGACATCATGCTTTGGAACTTTATTCTAAGCGGCATCTTAGCTTTTTGCGGGTGGATTTTAAGGGAAAAATCGGCTGAAATAGCTCGATTGTCTATTCTCTTGAACCGCACTCGCGAAGAGATAGCCAAAGAATATGTGACAAAAGTTGAGGTTCATGCAGACATCAATCGCGTGCTAGATCGGTTAGATCGACTAGACGAGAAACTAGACCGATTAATGGAGAAAAACCATGCCGTCCACCAGTAAAAAACAGCAAAAGCTGATGCAGGCTGTGGCGCACAGCCCTAAGTTTGCTAAAAAGGTAGGCATACCTGTGTCGGTTGGCAAAAAATTTGTCAAAGAAGACAAGAAAAATCCCCCTAAGATCAGGAATGGTGGTGGCGTAAATCGTGTGGGCGATGCTGTCATGCCTTCTCGCCGTGATCCAGATATCGGCAAGATGATCAAAGAAGTGCGCGTCCCAACCAAAAAACGGAAATAAGCTATGGCTACTTCAGGGACAACTACATTTAACCTCGACTTCGATGACATCATTGAAGAGGCCTATGAGCGTTGCGGCTTAGAAAGCCGCACGGGGTATGACATGCGCACGGCACGTCGGTCCTTGAATATTATGTTCTTGGAGTGGGCCAACCGTGGCCTTAATCTATGGACGATTGAGCAGCGGTCCTTGGCCCTTGTTGCGGGAACCGCGCAGTACAATCTTCCTGCGGACACGGTTAATATCCTATCTGCTGTTGTTCGGACTGGTTCTGGAGCATCTCAGCAGGACATTACGCTTGATCGCATCAGCCAGAATGAGTATTTACATACACCAGACAAGCTGACCCAAGCACGTCCATCGCAGTACTTTTTGCAGCGCACAAGCACTCCGGTACTGTTTATTTATCCTGCGCCTGACTCCACAGAAACGTATACTTTTCAGTATTATGCGGTTCGCCGGATACAGGATGTAGGGGATTTCACTAATACAGCGGACGCTGTATTTCGGTTTTTGCCTGCCTTGGTGGCGGGGTTGTCCTATCATTTGTCCTTGAAAAAGGCTCCTGATCGTGTGGCGGTGCTTAAGCAGCTTTATGAAGAAGAGTTTATGCGTGCAGCGCTAGAGGACAGAGACACGGCAAGCGTTTACTTGACCCCTGAAATTAATGTAGGTGGGTAATGGCATACGCACAGGGTAAATATGCGAATGGTATATGCGACCGTTGTGGTCAGCAGTACAAGCTCAATACCCTGAAAAAGGAGTGGACGGGCTTCAAAGTCTGCGTTGACTGCTATGAGCCAAAACATCCGCAACTGCTGCCTAAACGCAACATTTCGGATGCCATAGCCCTTCGTGAGCCTAGACCAGATGGCCCATCTGTTATGGATGTGTATGTCAAGGCTCCCGGGGATACATATTTCGCCGCAAACGGCATGATGCCTGTTCCGATGTCCAAGGATATAGTTGGTCAGGGCAGTGTAGGATTGGTACAGGTGGTGATAACATGAATTATTCTGAATTGACTGCTGCTATTGAGGACTACACGGAGAACACGTTTACTTCGGTAGAAATGGCAACTTTTGTTACACAGGCGGAGCAGCGCATTTATAACACGGTGCAGTTCCCTGCCCTGCGTAAAAATGTCACGGGCTCGTTTACTTCAGGCAATAAGTATCTTTCGTGCCCCACGGATTTTCTTTCTGTGCATTCTTTAGCCGTGGTTGATGGATCTGGTAACTATGAGTTTTTACTAAACAAGGATGTCAACTTCATCCGTCAGGTCTATCCAAACCCAACCACCACATCAAAACCAAAGTATTATGCTATTTTTGGGCCACAAACTGCGGATCAAAAAGAACTGACTTTGATTGTTGGTCCAACGCCTGATACTGGTTATACCGCGGAGCTACATTACTACTATTATCCGGAATCTATTACAACGGCAGGTCAGTCGTGGCTGGGGGATAATCTCGACACGGTGTTGTTGTATGGATCACTCGTGGAGGCGTATACTTTCATGAAGGGTGAAACGGATATGATGCAGTTGTACAACGGCAAGTATATGGAGGCATTACAACTAGCTAAACGCTTAGGCGATGGGCTGGAGAAGAATGATTCATATAGGGTTGGGCAACCGCGAGTTCCCGTAAACTAATTTAAAAGAGGCTAAAAATGGCAATCTCTCAAGCAATGTGTACGTCGTTCAAGGTCGGTATCCTTGACGGCGACTTTGATTTTTCTAGCGGTACAGCGCAGGTCTTTAAGATCGCCCTGTACACATCTTCAGCTACGTTGGGTGCGGCTACTACAGCATACTCTGCTACTAACGAAGTTTCGGGTACGGGGTACTCCGCTGGCGGTAACACGCTGACTATTAGTACAAACCCTACCTCTTCAGGCACCACGGCTTATCTGGATTTTGCTGATACCACGTGGAGCACTGCCACAATTACGGCCCGTGGCGCATTGATTTATTTGGCTAATGGTGGCACTAACCCAGCAGTTGCTGTGTTGGATTTTGGTTCTGATAAGACCTCCACTGCGGGCGATTTTACAATTCAGTTTCCCACTGCCGATGCCTCTAACGCGATCATCCGTATCGCTTAAAGGGTCTAAGTGGCCGACGCTCGCGTAGCCTTTGAGGGTTGGGGTGCCTCCGGCGTTGCTTGGGGTGCTCAGGGCTGGGGTGTCGGGCATGTCACTGCGACTGGGACGGGGCAGGTTGGCTCTGTCGAGGTCACAGGTGACGCATATACATACGTAGCTGGGTTAGAAGCTGCCGCCTCTGTCGGCACCGTTACTGTTATAGCGCAAGCTAATGTATATCCTTCTGGCGTTGAAGCGACGGGGGAAACTGGCGCAGTTGCAGTCACAGGGCAGGCAAATGTATTCCCAGCGGGAGCTGAGGCCACCGGCTCTGCAGGTACGGTTTCTGTCGTTGCGTCGGCAAATGTATTCCCAACAGGCGTTGAAGCCACGGGCGAGGTTGGCACCGTTGCAGTTGTTGCGTCGGCAAATGTATTCCCAACAGGCGTTGAAGCTACAGGCGCTATCGGCACTGCCACTGTAAGCGGGCAGGCAAATGTTTACCCAAGTGGGTTATCTGCTACAGGGGCAATTGGTACTGTTACAGTTGCTGCGCAAGCTGTTGTGGCTGTTACTGGCGTTTCTGCTAGTGGGGCACTGGGCGCGGTTACAGTAACTGGTACAGGTGTTGTTTACCCAAGTGGGTTATCTGCTACAGGGGCGATTGGCACGGTATTTGTAGCCCTTGGACAAACCATACAAGTTACGGGTGTTGAGGCTGCGGCTGATGTTGGTACCGTTGCAGTTGCAGCTAAGGCTGTTGTGTCCCCTGTCGGAGTTACCGGCGCAGGGGCCATTGGATACCCCAATATTTGGGGCATGGTGGATACCGACCAAACACCGAATTGGGCAGACATAAGTAACACTCAAGCCCTCATTTGGTCGATAATCAATGACAACCAAAATTCAAACTGGCATAATATAACCGATGTTCAGTCCCCCTCTTGGGTGGACGAGAACGATACGCAAATGGCGGATTGGCAAGAGATTGCCGCATGATAAAGAGCATGTAAATGACCACACAATACACTCCTACCCTGAAATTGGCTCTCCCGGTCACCGGCGAATTGTCTGGTACGTGGGGCGACGTTGTCAACGACAATATCACCTCGATGGTGGAGCAAGCTATTGCGGGTCTTGCCACAATCGACTCGTGGGCCGGGAACAGCCATACGCTTTCTACAGCTAATGGCACGACATCCGAGTCCCGCTGCGCCATGTTGGTGTTGACTGACACGGGTACGGCGCTATCCGGTGCGGCTACTGTTGTTTGCCCGACCGCCTCTAAGATTTACATCGTTAAGAACACTTCTGGTCAGAGCGCCACAATTAAAACCGCTGCGGGTACGGGTGTTGCTATCCCCAACGGCGAGACGATGTTCGTGTTCTGTGACGGCACCAACGTGGTTCAAGCGGTTACCCGCATTGCCAGCGCTGATGTTGATTTTGCAAAGCTCAAGGGTACTGGTGCGGTAGTTGTTACCAACATCCTTGACGAAGACAACATGGCGTCCGACTCTGCCACGGCTTTGGCTACGCAGCAGTCCATCAAGGCTTATGTTGATTCACAAATCAGTGCCAATAACGACCTGTCAGAGATTCTGGCAAACGGCAACACCACGGGCGGTACAGACATCGCCGTATCTGCTGGCGACGACATTACGTTTGCCGACAACGCCAAGGCTATCTTTGGTGCTGGCTCTGACTTGCAGATTTACCATGATGGGTCTAACAGTTACATTGATGACACGGCAACAGGTGATTTAATAATCCGTGCAAGCGCAATCTATCTACAAAAATATACTGGTGAAACACTGATTAACGCTGTCGCTGATGGGGCG